TAGGGTTTTTTTTTATGTAAAAAATTATTATTAGAAATTAATTATTATTGTTTGGATTTTTTCTTTTCTTTCTTGTTGTCTTGTAAATAGTTTATCTTTGTTTTTTATTGGTACGCTTGTCAACTTCCCAATAGTTCCCAGGAAAAAAAGACAATGTGATGTAAGAAAAATTATAGATAAAAAAAATTATGTATAATGGGTTTTTCTTCCCGATCTCCCAGGCTTTCCCGATCTCCCACCCGATGCGATGGGGTGGGGAAGTGTTGCAAAAGTGTGTCAAATATGTGACAGAGCCCTGAACCTACTGATAAATCTAAAAATTATTTGCCTCTACATTATTTATTATAGTACACTACTACAATAGTGTCAACTATCTTTTTGATCTTCTATTCGTATAGAGAGTTCTGGAGCATTTATGTTCACAGTCTCTACACTCTCCCCTACTACTTTACCCAGCGAGTCTAATATCTGAGCAGCAGTTTGGAACTGACCTTTTTTGCAAGCCTTATCAAAAAGTCTAACCCTCATGGCTTGAAGTCTGGCGATCATATTTTCTCTATCCTTTTGCCAATCCTCTTCATTCCACTTTGTTACCTCTTTCCAATCGTTCCATGCAGTTTTAACGCAAACTCCTTCTCTGGAAGAATGTTCTAAAACAAGATGTCTTGCTGGCAAACCTTCCAACTGTCTCCTGTATAACCTTTGCCTTCTCTGCTCTATAACCATATCAGGGGATCTCCCTGGATTTCTTTTCTTTGGAACGGATCTATCGTCAAAATTCTGTAGGATTGCTTCTGTCACGGACTGAAACTTATGTTATTAATTGAATAATAACCTTAAAATAGCAAATTAGTCGATAAAAACTACAAAATAAATTAAAATTAGGGTTATTTTGTACTACATGAGTGTAAAAACACGAGAAAACTTAACATTAAGGTGGGCCCAGGGGGAGGTGTTCAATGCAAAAAACAGATTTAGGGTACTGGTGGCTGGCAGAAGATTTGGAAAATCCTATTTATCATGTATTGAACTTGTAAATGCTGCGATCAAACGACCAGGCGAGACATATTTCTACTGTGCACCAACATATCGCATGGCAAAAGACATTGCCTGGAAAGAATTGAAAAAGTTAGTGCCAAGAGAATGGATACAGTCAAAAAACGAAACAGATTTAAAGATCGAACTGATAAATGGCTCACTTATTGAACTGAAGGGAACAGAAAATGCAACAACTTTAAGAGGTAGAAGTTTAGCTGGTGTTGTACTTGATGAGGCAGCATTTATGGATTCTGATGTTTGGTTCCAGGTTATCCGACCAGCTTTGGCAGATAAACAGGGGTGGGCATTATTTATTTCAACTCCTGATGGCACGGCAAGTTGGTTTTACGATTTATGGTGTTACGTTCCAGAAGATGTAAGTGGCGATTGGAAAAGATGGAGTTTTACCACGATAGACGGGGGTAATGTTCCAGCAGAGGAAGTGGAGGCTGCGAAGGCCCAACTAGATAGCAGAACATTCAAGCAGGAGTTCGAGGCAAGTTTCGAGAATCTTACGGGATTGGTGGCTGTCAGTTTCAGTGATGAAAACATCAGTAGCGAGGTAGAAGATCTACATATGTTGCCATTAATCATGGGTTTAGATTTTAACGTGGACCCTATGGCAGGAATCTGTGCTGTTAAGCATAATAATAATCTTTATGTTTTTGATGAAATTATGTTGACAGGTGGAGCAACAACCTGGGATTTTGCAGAGGAAGTTGTACGAAGATATGGGGTAGATAGAAGAGTGATTGCATGTCCTGACCCCACGGGTAGTGCAAGAAAGACAAGTGGAGTAGGAGTTACGGACCACAATATTTTAAGGAGAAGTGGATTTACAGTTATGAGTCCAAAAAGTCCGTGGAAAATAAGAGATAAGATTACTGCTGTAAATACAGCTTTATATGATGCGAATGGAGATCAAAGAACTTTTATCCACCCACGTTGTAAAGAATTAATAAAAGCATTGCGAACTTTAACTTATGCACCAAACACAGGACTACCAAATAAAAACCTGGGAGTTGACCACGCATTTGACGCTTTTGGTTATCTTTGTTTACAACAATTTAACCTTGCAAAACCAGAGACATTAGGCCAAACTTCGTTTAGAATATACTAAGAGTTACCTTTTTCCGTTATGTATCATTCTACAACTAAGAAAAAGAAGAAGAAAAAGAAAGGAGGTAAAAAACGTGGCGAATGTTCCTGTAAATAAAGCGTTATACTCTAGGGTAAAAGCGGAAGCTAAACGCAAATTTGCTGTTTATCCTTCTGCTTACGCTAACGCATGGCTTGTACGAGAGTACAAAAAGCGTGGTGGTACTTATCGCACGGGAACTAAGAAACGTGGCAAGAAGTAGTGGCGGTCTGACCCGATGGTTCAAAGAAAATTGGGTTGATGTAAAAACTGGTAAGCCCTGTGGCCGTAAAAAAGGCGAAAAACGAGGTTATCCTGCCTGTAGACCAAGTAAACGTGTATCAAGTAAGACACCTAAGACTACTGGAGAGATGTCAAGTAGTGAAAAAGCACGGTTTAAGCGTGAAAAAACTGGTAAAAAGAAGATAACCTATCAACATAGGCGTAAAAAAACTACCAAAAGGAAGAAAAAATGACTGAAAAAAAGTCAACTACAAGTTAAACTATTTATAAATACTCTTTTTTCTTAGAATAATGGCATTTTTTCGTGGCGAAGAAGGCTCCGTAAAATTTAAAAACGGATCTGGAACTACTGAAGCAGTTGTATCTACTACAGGTTGGTCACTAGATACAACAAAGGACACATTAGATGTAACTGTTCATGGAGCTACATCAAGATCATTTGTTGGTGGACTTATTTCTGGATCTGGTACTATTGATTTTCTTTACACAGCAGCTAGTGGTAATGAAACTGCAAACTTATTAGCTGATGTCTTAACAACAGAAGATGCTGGTGATGCACAGTTTGAGTTATTTCTAGATACTTCTGGCAGTAAAAAAGTAAGTTTTTCTGGAATTGTTACAGGAACAAGTTTATCTGCTACAACAGGCGATTTAGAAACAGTTAGCGTTAGTTTTATAACTTCTGGTACTATTACCAACGCTGCATAATGCCAAAAGGTTCTTACTCAGCCAAACAACGTAAACTAGCTAGGGTTGCTCCCCCTAGAGATAAGATCACTTCTGCTGATCTTAAAAAGCTACGTTCCAAGAAAAAGAGGAAGAAAAAATGAAAGTTAAGAGAGAACTTACAGCTAGGCAAAAAACTGCTTTAGCAAATCATAAGAAGAAGGGTACTCATACTGCAAAACACATGACAATAATGAGGGAAGAGATGTTAAAAGGTAAAACATTTATGGAAGCTCATAAAATAGCCATGAGGAAAAAAGGAAAATAATGACTAAACGTAGAGGAGTCAGTTTATCTGTAGGTAGAGGGGAAAAGTCTAAGAGGGGAGGACTGACTGCGAAAGGAAGAGCTAAGTATAATCGTGCAACAGGAAGTAATTTACAAGCACCAGTAACGGAAAAGAATCCTACAGGTAAAAGAGCAGCAAGAAGAAAGAGTTTTTGTGCTCGTATGAAAGGAGTTAAAGGTCCAATGAAAGATAGTAAAGGCCGACCCACTAGAAAAGCGTTAGCATTAAAAAGATGGAGGTGTTAAATGACTTATTCAATTCCTGGTGATTACAGAACAAAAGTACAAACTTCTACAAATATTGGAGATATAGATAGTCCTTTTACTAGAACTAGGGCTGTTCTCGACATGATGAAAGGTTGGGAAATAATGAAAGCTGTTACTGAAGGAACAGAATATCTTAGAGAAAATAGTGAGGCATTTTTACCATTAGAACCAAGAGAAGATTACACAGCATACATGGCAAGAGTAAATCGTGCTGTATTTAGTCCTTTTACTCAAAGATTAATAAGAGCAGCTACAGGTTTAATTCTTCGTAAACCAATAGCATTAACAGGCGATCCATATTGGACAGATACTTTCAAGGCAGATGTTGATGGTTGCGGTTCTGATTTAGACGAATACGCAAGAAGAATATTGATGTGTTCTCTTACTTATGGTCAAAGTCATATTCTTGTTGATTACCCTGCACCTGGAGGAGCAGTAAGTTTAGCTGAAGAGCGTTCTCAAAACCGCAGACCTTATTGGATTGAAGTAGATCCAACAAATCTTTTAGGTTGGAGATTAGATAGAGAATCTAATTATGGAAATCTAATACAAGCTAGGATTGCAGAAAAAGCTGTATTACCTGATGGAGATTTTGGTGAAAAAGTTTACGATCAGGTAAGAGTTATAGAA